GGGTAATTATCGGGTAAATATTGCCCAAATCCATGCGCCAACATCTCAAATTCTTGCGTCTGAGCGTAGTAAAGGCGCTTGTGTATGGCAGAGGTCACCATCGAGCCGCGTTCCAACAGCGCAAGCGTAGTGCCTACAGCGGCTTGTTGGTTAGCGTCGCCAACTTGCATGTCTGCAGTGCTCGCAAGGCGCTTTCCGGCGTCTACGGTAAAACCTAGAAGCGTAAACAGTGTCTGGCTTGGCTCTTTGTAGGGCAGGGGCAGCAGTGAACCACTTAGCTCGGCGCCACCGGCGTCAATATCCCGCCATTCGCCCGGCTGAATAGGGTTATCATCGTCAGCAATCCGTGCACCTTTTGCTTTGAAGCCCGCAGGAAGGTTGGATAGCGTGCCTGCGTCAAGAAGTTGACGCAAAGCGGCTGTTGCAGTCTTACTTAGGCCGCCAATCAAGTGAACAAAGCCTAAACCGTAAGCGCCGGGGCCCTCAATCAGCACATAATGCACAAAATACTCGCGACGACGCTTTAATTCGTCATCTTCTAACCAGTTTCTGCGTATTCCGACCACCTGACCGCTGTTTTCGTCAATAGTAACGACGTAAGGCAGCTTGATTCCGGTCTCGTTGTTCTTTTCGTCGACATCTTCAAAGCCCATAAGGTCCAAATTCACTTGGAACTCGAGCAAGAAAATCTCTTCTGGCTCTCCACTTGCAGTTAAACCCGTAATTTTGTCGATTGCATACCTAATTTGGTTGCCGCTGACAGGGTTTTGCTCGGGGTCAACCACTACATCGAGGTATTCTCCTGCCACAACGCGCTTTCTGAACTCATTTGAGTCCATTGCAATACGCTGTGTGATTCTTGGGCACTGAGAAATGACGCTCGACCCGTTGTAAGGGATATAGAGGTCGTCAGGAAGAACCAAACGACTAACCATACGACCCAATTGTTCATCATAATAAACTTTTTTAAATGCAGAACCGCCGTATCCGACGTAAAACAGTAACTGATCAAACTCCGGTGTGTATTCTTTCATCACCGACGTGATCTGGTAATTCATAAAGTCCTGCACGCGCGATGCTTGTTGGACCTTGTCTATGGTTTCTTTGCCTAACGTCTCAGTACGGACAGGGCCGCCTGCGGGCATGAGCTCTTTAAACGCCTGCGACTGAAATTGGACAACGGCTTCCGTCAGCATAGGGTGGACAGCGCCTGCAGCGCCACGGAACGGCCGTGTACGGTCCTCTATTTTCAGGCCGAGCAAATCCATTCCTTTGGAATACATTTCTTCCCAGTCCTGCCTAGAGGCCTTGTCTGCGTCAAATAAAGCTAGTAAGTCAGATGAAATGGCGGCGAGCTCGTCTTCATCAACTACTTCGGCGAGGTTGCTGTAAAACTCAACGTCGTCTTCTTCGTTAACTTCAATGACTGCGCTACCATCATCCTCAAGGATGATTTCAATATCCGGCTCTTCTTCACCCACCAGTTCAATGATGTCAGTTACTGGGGCCAGATTTACGACTTTATCTACAGGCATGACTTTGTCCTATTTGTATGTGCGGTTGTCATTGTACACGCGCTCTACTGATCCGCCATGTTTGAAATACTCGGGCTCGCCTTTTTTACGTTTTTTAGGGTCTAGTGCGTGTTCAGGACTTTCTAGTGGCCTAGTCTTCACGCCTTTAGCAAGAACTAGCGGGCCAATCTGAATTACTTCTTTTGCCGAGTCTACAGGTTGCCCCGTGGCCTTGTCATAAAAGAACGAGTGGCGATAGGGGTTCATCCCTACCTGCGTCCAGTTTGGATCGTTAATAAACTTTTCGGCTTGTTCTCTGGCAACTTCAGGATCAACATTACGCCACTTGCCGTTCATTCTAGCAAACGAAGCCTTAGGTTTCTTGCCTGTGGCAACACCAAAGGCCGATTTAGCGTTACTGTTGAATTGAACGTCATCAAGGACGGCTATTTTGCCATAGCCTAGTGGACTTCCAGAAACGCCTGCGCCCTCATGCACGGATACTACCCACGTGTTGTAGCTGTTGTAAGCAGGGATATCGAGTCTTGAACCCACCATAGTGCCGTCGGCGATCTTTGTGTCTAAGCCAATAATGCCTTTAGCCACCTTGTTTGCGTCTAGGGCAGAAGCAATCTCTTCAAACGAAGCTATTCGGGGGACTTCCGTGAGGGGAATAATAGGGCGAAGGCGGTCTACTTCTTTCGAGTAGTCCGAAATAGATATCTCGCCCCTGCCAAGCTTTTCTGCTGCCTCAGCAAGTTCGGGAGTTTGTTCTTGTCTAAAATCGCCTTTATTAGCTTCACGCCAATCTTTGCGCTGCTGCTCGGTTACTACTTGATTCCCTTGCTCGAGTTTAGGCTCATCGCCTGCATTCCGGGCAGTGTCATCTTTAGGAGTTTGTCTCTGCGTGCTTTCTGGGCGGGGCTGAGAGTTGCCTTTGGTGGTGAGGTAGATGGATTCGCTGATTTTTCCTTGTTCATATGCGTCCTCTAATGCTTTGGTTATCTTGGGTAAAGACGTATTGTAGTCCATTTCGCTAACATTATCCACAGTGGTAAGGAACTGTTCTCCTTCCGCGCCGTGATTGTTGACTATTTGGATGGCTACCCTGTCGTCGTTTTTGTATTTGTCCACAATTTTCTTAATGCTTTCGCGGGCGTCTCTGTGTGCGCCCAAGAAAATATCAAGCGGAACTGTTCGTCCTGAGCCTAGCTCTTTTTCCATTTTGTTTGCTCGGCCTAGCAACAAAGGGAGGGCTTTTTCCGGCGGACGATCCACATAAATGATGGTTACGGCTTTACCTGAATCCAAAGCCTGATCTATTTGGGCTGACGACTTTTCAAAGTTAGCTAAGGTTCCGTCTACAACTAGGTCGTAAGAATCTATCATTTCGTCAGGAAGGCCTGCGGTTTTACCGGAGGCCGCTCCACCGCCCGTGAACACCCATTGGCCATCTTGGCCCATAGTGTCACGAAGTGCTTGTTGGTACATAAGCTCGTTTAAAGCGTTAGATGTCTCTTGAACGCTGCTTGAAAGAGTGCGGTTGTCACGGTAGTCAGGGCTTAGCTCTCTGAAAAAATCCGTGTTAAGGACCTTACCACCCTTGGAATCAGGGATTTGTCGGTATTGAGCTATAGCAGCCTCGGGGTCGGCGCCCACCTGCTCATTAAACCGTTCCGCCACAGGGTCATTAACGACCCGTGGCAGCTTGGCTATCTTTTCTGCGTCATAGCTAAGAGCTTGGGGCGCGTTTGTAGGTAAAGATCCTATGCCTTGGGCTTCTGGGCCTTTTGCGGGAGCGGTAACTGCCCTTAGCGCTTCATCTTGTAACCTCACAGCCTCGTCGTAATCCGTAACTACAGGAACATCTTTAGCGCCGCCGAAGTATTCTGGATCATGGACAAAGAACACAATGTCGGGCTCGCCATTGTTGTGTTTGGCGAAAACTTTCTTGTCCCAGTTAGGTGGCGCAAACTCATCATTCCAAGGCAAACGGGCCACAGGCCTAAAGCCTACGTTCTCGTATATCTTAGGTAGGAACGTGTCAAACGCATCCAACTTAGTGCCGCCTGCCTGTACTGCGGCTTGCAGCATTGCATAGCTGCCGCGAGGGGGCTCGTTAGGAGACGCAAAGACCGCGACAATGTCGCCGTCGGGCTTAATGGCAAAGCCGCTGCCTGCTTCAGTTCTGAAGAGATTATAGCCAGAAAGGTCCTCAGCGCTCTTGATCTCTACCTGAGCTCCTGCAGGATTGCCCTCCATAGCTCGAGTCATGTCTGCGTTATAGGCAGCAGCATTAAGTGCTGAATTTACTTGCTTAATGGCAGGCAGAGAATTGCCCGCTGCTTCATATTGCTTAAGCACAGCGGGATCGGGAGTAAATGTTAGTAGCCCAGTGCCGCCATCTGTTCCGACAACTCCTGTCGAGTAAGGCCCGGTCGCTCCGCCAAAACTTGATTCATTATCGAGTCCCGCATTGAAACGCCTGTTGGCCCTGACCGCTCTGAGGTTTCCGCTGAGGCCCCTGTAGTTTTCGAGCCCTGTTGGCGATTCAGCTTCAATTTTAACTTCATCGCTTCCGCGAATTGGTTGTCGTACTCCGAGATTGCCATATATTTCTTCTACTCCTTCACTAAATGCGCCGGGTCGCGATGGTACGCCCAAACGAGAATATAAACCTTGTTCATAAAACCAAAGAATAGCCTGTGCATCGGCCTCTGACAACTGCCCTGTAGCAATATTGTCTAAAACCTTTTGGTTAAAGGCTTCCATCTCTCGACGTTCGGTCTGGTTTCTAGGTCCACCTTGGACCTCATCTGCATTTCCAAACATCTGACCAAAGGCCCTGTTGTAGCTGCGAGTATACCAAACGTCCTTTGTTGTCCCCTCATAGCCATTTATGTTTAAGGAGAATCGGCCTGTTTTATCTCCGAGGATCATTGACCCAAGGTGCATGCTGTCTCTTCCCCCACTTAATCCAGAGGGAGCGGACTTTAACCCTGCTTCTTTTCTGACATCCGTTAACTCTTTTAACGTGTGAGGAGACAACCACCAGTCTGCAAATCCGTCCACTCCATACTTGTCTACAAGAGTGGAAATAACTTTCATGCCTGCAGCAACAGATTTACCCTTAGGTCCCCATCCTGCACCAGATATGCCTTGAGTCACCGCGCCGGGAGCAGGGGGATTGGTGGGAACTTTTCCTGTTCTAACATACTCCAACAGGGCAGCCGTGGCTGCTTTTGCGTTCTGGTTAACTTTTAAACCTATCGACGTAGGGGCAGCAAGAGCAGACCAGAGCACTCGTAAAGATTCGTTATTCTGCAGTTCTTCGAGTCCCGGTATTTTGCTTAACGTGGTAAACGTCTTTTCTACGTCCGCGTCATACCAACCGGCTCCGGTTGTTTCTTTAGTCATCTGCTCGTCAATGTTAGACGCGATAACTTTAGCTGCGAGGTCTTGGTCTTCAGGTGAAGTTGGGTCTAGCTTTCTGCCGTAGGTTTCAACATGGTCTTGGTCGATAGCCCGTGCCAAATCATCTATTTTAACGGTTACTCGTTTTTTCTTAATGTCTCCCTCTAACAAAGCTAAGTCTTGTTCTCGCGCTGTTCGGTCCGCTGCAATCTTTTGGACTTTAGCAGTTAATGGGTTATTTAAGTCTATAGCCGTAGCGCTAATTTTTTCAGGTGTAAGCGTTTCCAACATCTTGCCTGATTCGCTTTGGTCCGAGATTCCTAGAACCGTGCCCTCTGGCTCGCCTTCTAGAAGAGGTCCGTCGTCAATAGGAGGCTCGTCGCCCGCCATTCGGCGCACGTTACGGCCGTCTAGCGTATCTAAAATACCCCTAGCCGACATGTCGCCAGTTACCGCCCCCGCAAGCTGCGCGGCTAACGAATCAGGGAATTGCGTCTCTGCAATCTTGGCGCCACCTTCTCCTCCAAGATACGCCATTAGTTCTCTGTAGGCTGCGGGACCCGCCGCAAGAGCTTTCTGTAGTCTTGCAGCAGGCAGTATTTGAGTAGCCATGTAGGCAGGGTTTAACGAGCTTACGTCATCCGCGCCGACGCTTGCCTTGATGTTTTCACCAACCGGAACAAAGGGCTTAGTCTCAATGCCCATTTTATTCGCGGCAGCCTTTGTGCCCATCTGGGCTAAATCACCAAGGCCCACGGTCATGTCCGTAGCGGCTGCAACCACGGGCTGCGTGACAGAGGACATGGCGCGGTTGAGGTTTTCGAGAATACTACGGCTTTCGGTCTGCACTTGATCCGTGGGCCGTGGTTCTTGAGCAGTGACGGGCGCCTCTTGGGTATCCATCGCCATTAACTGAGCAGTGAGCTCGTCAGCCGTCATCGAGTCCGCAGGACCATTGTCCGCGAACCCTCTAGGCTTTTTTACAGTGCCGCCCTCCGCGAACACCGGAACAATTCTAGCGCCACCGGCAGTGCCGAGGTCTCTGGCGAGAAGCTCTGTGTTGTAGCCTTGGGTCGTAAAGTTGGACTGGCGGCTTTCTTCGTCGCCCTCGCCGAATCCGGCTATGGCCGGTGAGGTGTATGACTTACCGTCTCCTTGGGCTTGGGCTAACATAAACGGGGGCCGCGTGCCTGCGGCTATTTCAGCGCGGCCGTAGGTGTTGTAGTGGTTAAGCGCAAAAATCTCTGGCGTAGTACCTGCAGGAAGTTCGCCTGCTGCCTGAGCGCGAGCATAGTCTATTGCGACATCCTCGTTTAACCGGAGGTAGTCAGCAATAGTGCCTGTGCTTTCCTCTTTTCGGCCCCGTGCTTGTTGCGAGTCCTGCTGACGCTTCAACGCATAAAGTTGTGAGCGGGACAAACCGCCACCGTAACTTCCGGTGTTGCCTAGAAGGCCTGCGTAGCTTTGGTATCGTTGTTCTGGCGTAACGCCGTCTATAGTCTGATTTCCAACCAATTGACGAAGGTCCTGAGCCGCGCGGCCTTGGGTGTAACGATTAAGCGTGCCGGTGTCCATAAGCGAACGCGGTCGGCTCGTGACAGACGGAGGAGTGAAACTGAACCCTGATCCGGTGGCCGAGAGCAACTTAGCAGCAGGCGTGTAGTCAAACCCTGCGAGGTTGCCATACTGATCAAGGACCTCGGTCCTTGGTGGGCTGTCCCTGAACTCACGGTCGAGCGCCTCTTGGCCGGGCGCATAAATGCCGGGGTCAAAGTCAATAGGCTGATAAACAGTGGGCGCAGTGTAAGGCGCCTGAGTTTGAGGGAACTGGGAAGAAACGGAAGCGGCTGTAGTTTTCTTTTCCTCTTTGGGAACAGGCACGTTGAACAAGATGCTTGGATCAACGCCCGCCGCTAATATGTCTTGGAAAGTTGCGCCCTGCTGTGTGGCAATAGCCTGCGCTTCACGCCGTTCATTCTCGTCTATCACACCGTCGGCCATGAGCCCCGCGACGTAGTTCTGCGCGCCGCTTCTAATCTGTTCCATAGACTGTCCAGAATAGATGGGTGATTCAAATGCAGAGGTTACCGTGGAAGGAGTAGAGAACGCAGTGACGGGAAGTGGCGCGCCAGAGGTAAAGATCGCGTCGATAGTAGACTGCTTCACCCCCGCGTTTAATGCGTCTTCTATCGTGACGCCGGATTCTAAAATTGCGTTATACGCTACGGCAGGGTCCCACGAAGAAGGGTCGGCTGCAATCTCACCAAGAATACGCTGCTCAGCGGCCAAGAGGTCGGCCGCAGTTGCTTTGTTTTTGCCGTAGGTGGCTTCACCACCATCGGCCATTCTAAGGAGCATGTCTCTAGCGGAATAATTAGGCATAGGTAAAGCCCTACAGATAAGGTTAGTTATTCCGCATTCTAGGCCTAATAATACTCTGGGACAAGTCCTTCATTTTCCGAAGGTTCGTCCTCTTCGTCACTGTACAACGAGATAAAATTTCCTGCGCGAAAACGCATTAAAGCCTGAGTCGTACTATCCACAATGTCGTCGTTATCCCCGTTAGGAAACGCAGCACACTGCTCGATGACTTCGTCTGCCCAATCCGTCTCGGGCGCCCAGACCATGCCGGACTCGAAAATCGGTGCGACAGAGTTTGCTCTGGAGACTTTATCCTGACCTGCACGGCGCCCGCCGGGGCTATACATCGTGACAGGAATGCCCATCCTACGCAGTTCCTGTTGGAGCGTGATCCCCGTCGCCTTGGCCTCGATTAAAACATTATCCGGCTGCCAGTAGTCATACTGCTCCTTCGCCTTACGCTTTAGGTCAGGGAAGTCCCAACGGCCTTTACGCATGTCAACAAGCAAAAGATTAGGCCCCGAGTCCTCCGTTGGGAAGAACACGGCCCACGTCGTGATAACAGAGAAGTCCGCCGTCTCTTTTTTCGAGTACGCGGTATCGTAAGACTGGATGATGTATTCCATGTGCGGCATGTAGTCTTTATCCCACACGCGCCACCATTCACGCTTCAGGATTGCACCTTCATCAGCCGTGGGCCGTTGTTGGTACATCGCGTTCCATTTCTGCACCGACATCGATGCACGGACCGCGCGGAGCTCGTCAAGTTCCCAGAAGCTAGGCCAAAGGGCTCTTTCGTTCTCCTCACCTTCGTTGAAAACAGCAGGAAACTCGATAACCTCCCATTGGTCCGCATTCGAGTTAGATTGTGACTTAAGCAATCGGGCCGTTAGGTCCTTGGTTCCCCACCTTGTCATCACAATAACAATTGCACCGCCCGGCTGCAATCGAGTTCTAGGGCCAGAGGTGTACCAGTCCCAAGCGTTGTCCAGAGCTAGGGTCGAGGCCGCGTCTTGTTCCGAGTGCGGGTCGTCGATGATCAACATATCCG